CTTTTCTCGAAGATCACCGCCACAATATGGGAACCTGGAAAATTCATGGTCGTGGTCTCGATGGCACGTTCATTCGTGCTAGCGTGACAGGCACTCGTACGACAGGCGATGCCAAAACGACTATTGGTAATACTCTTACCAATTTAGCGCTTCTTTCATTTGCGTATTGTGAACATTACTCGTTGAGCATTTCCGAGTTTTTCCGTTATCGGAACCGAGCGCGGATCACAATTTTCGCATCTGGTGATGACTCACTCATCATTGGCAACAAAGAAGTATCATCATTAAATCTCGACTTAATCCAGGAATGTGGTGTTAAGTGCGGGTACAAAGTAACCGATGTGATGGAGGAAGCTGAGTATTGCTCGCTTTGGTTCACGTGGGGATCATTCCGCGGTGAACGAAAAATCATGCCCATGAAAAAGTTGGGAAGATTATTTTCGCGAACAATTCTTGCTCCGCCAGGACGTGCTGCACCAACGATGCATGCACCGTTCAAGGCGTATCACACTTTAGCTGCTCAGAAATGCGAGGCGTTTATTAACTGCCTGCATTTCATCCCATCTGCTGTTCGTTATTACGAAGAACTGCGTGATAAGCACAAAGTTAAAGCTGATGGTGTGAAGCCAAACTGTGACTCCGAAGATTCACATTTTTCGTACGATGAAACTGACTGGGACCTTTCCCCTGAACTCATTGATGGCATATGCCGACGCTATGACCTAGAGGTAAGGGATGTGGAAGATTGGATCAAATGGTTTGAGAAACTCGATTTCTCGCCAGATATGGACCATATCGTGCCCTGGGCTTTTGCCGAAAAAGATTGTTATTGGGATGATAGAATTTATCCGGCCGATAATGTTTCTTTTTTCTAGTTTCGGGAGCTGGCACCTCCCATAAACAACTGCCCGTACCAAAAATTTTGATTACTTTGAGCTATTCTGATATATTCATTCGAATATACTATTCTGCTTTGCCTTTGATCATATCTTTTGACTCTGGCAATACCTCTATGGCGATGGTTCCGTTCGCCGAAGGAGCTGGGGAAGTTTTCTCCATGCTCACACCACAACAAAAGACCTTAGTTGTTGCGAAAGCATACGACGAGGCGAAGTCCTTAGTCTTGGGGGGTTACCGTGGCGCACGTGCCGTAGCACGTCGTGCATCCGGTGCACAAGCAAGACAGAGGCGCAGGCGTCGCAAAAAGCGACAACTGCAGCGGCGGCAGCGAAATGTTAGCACCGCAGCTCGTTCCGGCTTAAACCGGAGTATAAGTTCAGCACCGACAATGATGGCAGCAACGGCCATGACTACGACTATGCGCCAGTCGTATTCGCGGATGCTTCGAGCTTATAAAGTGACCCATCGTGAATACATTCGGGATATAAATGGTTCCGTTGGGTTTAGCGTTCTAGGATTGCCTATTAACGTAGGTAAAGCGACCACTTTCCCCTGGTTGTCTAGAATAGCTTTAAACTTCGAGCAATATAAGTTCAACCGGCTGAAGTTTTCTCTCAAAACTCAGGCCCCAACTACGATACCTGGTAGCGTAATTCTAGCAATAGATTACGATCCTACCGATCCAGCGCCATTAACTAAGGCTGATATGCTCCAGTATGAAGGTGCCACGCGTTCAGCGCCGTGGAATGACTGTACTGTTGTAGCTGCGCCTAAGAATATGGCTCGTTTGTCCAAGTATTACGTTTCTCCTGCGAATCCACTTAATAGTGCTGATTTGCGGTTGCAGGATGTTGGTAACTTATTTATTGCCACACAAGGACAATCCGATGATTCAGTTGTATCTGAACTCTGGGTCGAGTACGAAGTTGATTTGATTACACCGCAATCATCAACGCAGTGTATGCAACAGCGACTTATCGTACAAGGAGAGTATGGTGATTTTCTCAACGATTCAATCGTTGTGAGCGAAGCCTCCATGGCCCCAATTCTTGTGTACCAAAATGGTGACCTTGAATATACGGCGAATGTAACAGGTGTATTCACTATGGTGAACATCTTGACACTTGGAGCGCCAATCACCCTTGCTCAAGCAGGTAACACTGGCCTAACTGTCAATGGTACGTTTTATCCAAATGATTCCGGACCGTTTTTAAGCGGTAGCGGATTGGTTTTAACGCACTTTTGGTCAGTATCGTTAGTACAGGGCGACACGATCAGCTTCGATTGGGATAACCCAGCTGCTGTTACATATACTTATGTAACGCAGATCGTTGAAGCTGATCCCTCACTGGCTCCGCCGGTGAACTAGTGCG